TTTAGTTCCGTATCCCATAGCTACTCCTTTTTTAATTTACCTGCTACTTTCTCTGCACTTCGTCCTACTGTGTAGCCACCGACTCCAATCGTCAGTAAAGTCCATAAAGCATCAGGAAGTTCTAATAATATTCCCCATCCAAAAAATGCATTGGCATAAGGAACAAGTAAGTAGTTGTTAGCTATAATCATAACCACAATTAACATTAACAATGGTCTCCAGTTTCTAGCTAACCAACTTTCGCTTTTAGCTTCTGCTAAAATTATATTTGCAGCAGTGGAGAGTTCTTTCATCTCCCCTGCCATAACTTGTTGTTGGATATTAGATTTTATTTTTTCCCGCTCTTCTTTGCTATCAATCGCTTTATCTACTGTTTTAAATAAAGCACTTATAATAGGAGAAGCGGCACCTAATAGTTGAATCATTACATTACGTTAGAACGCTTAATTTTCTCTTCTACTGATTTTCTATATGCAGTATCTGATGAATACTTAGGGTCATTAATGGCTCTAATTACTTCTGCAGTGGATTTATATGTTTCTTCAGTATTGCCAACTTGACCTTTGAGAAGGTTTGGTTGAATACCAAATTGTGCATCGTATTGTGCTTTTAGACCTTTAACTGCAAAAGTAGCAGCCTCCATTGAACCTTTAGACATAATTTCATTAAAGTTATCTTGTTCACCTTTATTTAAATTATTACCTGCCCAATCGGTTAATGCTTTGTATTGTTCCTCACCACCTACAACATTATAAATACTTTGAACTGTTGCATTAGATAATGCTTCTTGCCCTGCAATATAGCTATCAACAAGGTCTTTACTTAAACCTGCTGCTTCTAATTTCTTATAACTTTCATCAGTCAGATTTCCTTGTTCTTGAAATTCACTATAATAAGGATTTAAATCTAATCCTGTTTGTTTTTCTATTTCTTCTTGTGTTGGAAGTTCTTCTGTTGGCTGTTCTTCACTCTCGCCTGTAGACATTTTCTTTTCTAATTCGCCATAGGCTTTTGCTAAATCTTCTGCAGACTGGAACTTTTCAGGTAGCCAACTAGGTCTCTCTTCATTTAGAGGTTGAGAAGTTGTACTCTCTACAGTGGATGCAGTTCCTGCTTTGGAAATGCCATCATCATTAATTGTTACGGTATCTACCATTATTCATTTACTCCTTGTTGTTCTTGTACTTGACTAACCAAATCTTGAACTTGATTGGGGTCAATATTTTGTGTTGCTTGTAGCAATTGTTGTTGTTGCATCTCTTGTTGTATTTCTTCTTGGGATTTAATTAATCCCTCAGGGTCTATACCTTCAGAGGTTGCAAGTCGTTTAATTGCATCAGGAATGTTGACAAACTGTTGGATGACATCAGCACCTAAGGTTTGGGATAGCGTTGATAAGAAAGATATTAATTTATTCTTATCATTACCTCTTCCTAATGCTTCTAATCCTGTAATGATAGATGGTCTAACTGTGTTCTTTGGAAGTTGTGGAAGTTTATTTCCTTTTTCCATAACACGCATCTTTCTCATTACATAGGGAAGTTGAAACTCTTGTGATAAAATAGAATAAACACCACCAAGTGTGTCTTCTAGTTCTTGAGCCATATATCTTATTTCTTCTGCAGTGACTCTTTCTGCATCTCGTTGTACTGAGGCGTTCAGTAAAAATGCAAGTTGTAGTCGTTGCTCAATACCTTTCATGGCATCATAAGCAATCCTAAAGTCTGCAAACTTATTTAATTGTAGAACTGAAACATCATTTGCGGAGCCTTCAATAATGGCTCCATTAGGGCTTTCTGCGAGCTTTCTTGCTCTTGTAGTACCATTAGGTGATACCATAAATAAAACTTTAGATGCAGCTGCACTGCCCTCAACGATAGCTTTTGTTAGACCTTCTAGCGATTTAAGGTCTCCATAATATTCCTCAACAAAACCACGACCATAGTCTTCACCGTCTACTCTATTCCAACGAAGAGGTATATAAGGAGATGCATCCAACGGGAAAGTTCCACGGGATTTTGGTAGTTCAATTCCCTTGACCTCTTGATACACACTCCATTTAGTTTTCTCTTTACAAACATAAGTGTATAACTCTACGGTTTTCTCGTCTGAATCTAATCGTGCCTTAACAGCCTCTACAATTTCTTTTGGTAAACTTGATGGTGATATATTTTCTTTTGTAATAATTTCTAAAACATGACCCATAGGGTCACGTTTACAAATAAATCTTTCTAACGAAAAGACTCTGAGTCCTTCTTCACCTACATATAATAAAACATTTCCTGCAACAATTAGATGTTTGATAGCTTCAAAGACAGCTACTCGGTCTGCATTTAATTCTATATCAGTCATAATGGCTCGTTCTATTTGCGATAAGCCACTTTCTATTTCTGTTTTAAGTTTTTGTTCTCCTTCTAATTCTTTGATGACGTAATCATCTATTTTCATTCTAAAGAAAGGTGAGTTAGGAGGTAAAAGTGCAAGCAATAGTTTGGATGCAAGATTATTAACACCTCTGGCGCCAATACCTTGATAGGGAGTAGGATAACGGGTGACATTACTTGCACTCTTTGGCGGAATTAAAGTTGGCAAGGTTAGCTCTGAACTATCTCTTGCTCGCTCTAAGAAAATTTCACGATTTATGGAACAACTCTGATACCGCCCTTGAGCAGTACCTACGTATTCGTCATACATAATTAAACTGGTATCTGTACACCACTGCCGCCAGAATTATTACTTACTAAAGGAATACGAAGTAAATTACGTCCTTTTCTTTTAGCTTGTACATTTGATGCATCCCCACCTTGTCCACTTGAACTACTTGATTCAGGTGAAGTTGGAGTTGGTTGCATATTTCTTGGCTCTGGTGGTTTTGCAGGTGGTGGCGGGTCAGCAGGTTTACTACTGCCTCCTCCGAAAAAACACATTAGATGATATTCTCCTCTTGTTCTTTTTGTTGTTGTTTTAAAAATTTGATAACGCTTCTTTGACCTGATTTGTACCAAACATCTCTATCTGACCATGATAAGTCAGCACATTGTTCAGGAAATCTTTGGTCTAAAGCATATATTAAGTCACTATCTATATGTGGTAACTCTAATATTTCTTCAGTGTTATCTTTAAGGTGGTGTTTATTAGACTTTTTAGGCATCAGCAATCTCACCTGCGATGCTTAAATATCCTGCACCATCTACATAATCATCTGCATTATGGTCACCAAGTTTAGTTCTAGCTACTTTTAATAGTGCCATCATCATTGCTACATCCTTAGCAGTGAACTCTGTGTCTTTATAAGCACTCCAAAGTTTTGCAATATTAGAATGATTTATAAGCTTATCTCCATGTGTGTGATGGCGGTCTTCGCTAACTAAAATACTAGCTGTATTTAAATAATCGTGTGCTTTCATTGTATGCTCCATAATTTAGGTTGAAAAGTTTTGGTGTTGTATTCACCATTTCTTAAAATTCTAGCAAGCCTTGCTTGTTCTAAAGCAATCTTGTCAGATAAGTTTTGTTTTTCGAATTGTTTGCAGACTGTATCCCACATTGCAACTAAGTCTCCTTTGAGAGGAAGTAAAAGTTTTTCTGCAGTCTTTTCGCCAATAGAAGGACAACCTGCATAACCATCAGTTCTATCTCCAACTAAAGTTTGCTTCATAAAATTATAATCAGCAGTATCAGTATCTATTTCTTCATAAGAACCACCACCTTGCATAAAATAAATAGTGCTTGGAATAGTTTTAAGGTCTTTGTCTTTTGTTAAAATAACTTTGTCATATCCATCATCGGTTGTAGCAAGTATGCCTAAGACATCATCTGCTTCACAATTTTTATAAATAACTGTTTTATAGTTATCTATCATCCACTGCTTTAAAGGGTTATAAGTCAGGGGTTTTCTGTTGGATTTTCTATTTGATTTATATTCAGGATTAACTTGTCTTCTAAAATTATCCTTGTCAGATAAAGCAATTACTACTTCACCAATAAAACAAACTTCTTCGTAATACGTTAATGTATCAGCTAACTTTGCAATACTTTCTTTTTCACTTGCGTGTAGTGTCCACAAATCATCATCCCACTTAATGGGCTTCTCACAAGCTGTGGAACAGATAAAAGCTAGGATGTCTCCATCAACTAACAGTTTTCTATTTTTTCTTTCCATAATTTAACTCCTTGTTAATAAATGTTATTAGTTCTGTTCGTAGCAGTAACTCAGTCATTCCATTAGACATTGAATTAACAATGTCCTCTTCGGATGAATCTCTTGATAAATTGTCGAGCCAAAAAATGACGTGCATCAACTCGTGAATTAATACATTCACTAATGAGGCACCTCCTCGATTAACCATATCTTCGCTAATGAAGACGGTTCTTATATTTGAATGAAAGCTTCCTTCTTCTTTACATAGCTCGTATGAAAGATACGTAGGTACAACTTCTATATTAATTGTTTCGTGTCCTAATTTAATCTGTTTTGGTAATTTCATAAATAATATCCTTGTAAGGAATAAGTATTCCTTTAGTTCGTCTTCCATCTCCAACCATTTTGAAATTAGACTTATACTTGCGTACTAATTTCTTTAGTCGTTTGACTGGAATAACGATTGAAAAATATTGAACACTACCTTTGGTAAAAGTTTGAACCCATATAGATGCTTTGGTGACACTAATACCTGAAGGTTTACCATCTCGTTCTACTTCGATTAAAATGTTGCCTGTCTTATCCCACCAGTTACGCTCAGATTTAATTTCTATTTTATCTCCAGAGTGTCCGATGGATTTCATAAATTCTTTTTCGTGATGTTGACCGTGTTTTAAATCAACATCCCAATTAGATTTATGGCAGTATTTTAATGAGTCATTGCCCAATTAGAGCCTACTTTGTATTCCCCAGTGAGCGGACAGTTAAGTTGAAAGACATGTTGTACTTCTTCAATTGATTTGACTGCAGCTTTACCAACGTCATCAGCTTTATCAGCTATGACTTGCAACTGCATCTCATCATGGACGTGTGCAACCATTGTTGCTTTATCATCTAGATTCAACCATTTAATACGAGAATCTAAAATCATTGTTGCTCTCTTAACGATTATGGCACCACACGATTGTAATAAGGTATTTAGAGAACTATGAACGGAACGCACAGGGAGTTGGCGTTTATCAATACCATTAAGAAAACCCTGTCGTTGTGCTTTAGCTTCGACATCATTCTTGAGATAGCCTAATGCAGGGTTTTTATTCAAAAATTGTTTACGTAGTTGCTTACCTTCTTTAATACTTCCGCCCACAATCTCACCCAAACGAGTATCACCTGCTCCATATATAAAAGCATAGATAAAAGTTTTAGCGTGGTTTCTTGAAGGTAGTCCTGCTGCCTGTTGATTAGCGGTATGAATGTCTCCTTCTAATAGTTCTCGAACCATTGCTCCATTATCGAAGGGATAAAGATAATGTGCTAAGCAACGAAGTTCTAAACCAGAAACATCCACACCTACTAATTTATAACCATCAGGTACGGAGAATAATTCACGACACTCTTTCCCATAGGGTGCGGAGACTGATGGTACTTGGGCTATGTTGGGAAACTTATGGGTACACCGACCAGTAACAGCACCATTAGTGATGACTTGTCCGTGTATGTAATTATTTTTAACAACCTTTAACCATGCAGTATCACCTTCAGCTAACATACCAATTCGTTTTTGAATTAATTTATATTCAGCTAATTGTTTTGCTTCTGGATATTTAAGGCTGCTTAAAACTGTTTCGTCAATACGAGGCTTACCTTCTTTCGTAAACTCTTTCGGTTTCCATTTGTATTTATTCTTTAACCTATCAGTAATATGGTCATTACTATTAGGATTAAATATAACAGTTTTTGTTTTCTGGACAGGTTCACCTGCCACATAATTTTTAGATTTGTTATTCCTTTTTGGAATAAAGATTCCATCATCTTTTTCCCATTGAGGAAATAATTCTTGTAATTCATTATATAGTTCTCCTCTACGTCTTTGTAGTTGTGTGTGAAGCTTATTAGCTTTTGCTATATCAAAATAAAATCCATGGTCTTCTTGTGATTTAATGCATCGTTGAAACTCATGTTCAATAGATAATGCAGTCTCAGAATAATTTTTAGATTTAATTACTTCGTATAGCTTTGTATTTAAGTGGACGTCTTGTTCACAATACGATTGCATCTCGGGTGTCCACTCTGCCCAATCAGTAGTCTTTCCATACTCACCTTTTAAAAAATTTAAACGATACCCCCAAGACTCTAAGGAATGTCTACCGACCATCTTCATCGGAAATTCTTTATGCATTGCTGCATACTTAAAATCCTTATCTTTGATGTCTGCCCAAATCAGGCGAGAACAAAGGATAGTATCGGTTATGTCAGCTTTTGTTTTCCAATTAGGATAGACCTTTTGGATTGCAGGAATGTCAAATTTTATAATGTTATGACCGATAATATGGTCAGCATTACTTAACATTTCCAACCCCTTTTCAACCTCGGAAGGTTCAAAACTAAATANTTNTTGNGTGTTAATTTCTTTTAATACAATGCANTGGATAGTTGTAAGGTCATCCAATAAACCATTCGACTCTATGTCAAAGACATATTCTTTTTTCATAATTTACCTCTTTCGGTTTAGTTAGTGATTTGTATGCGGATGCGTTCCACATTCGGAATAATCTGAGAAACTTTATTCATTGCATCAGCAATGACCTCAGCTGCTTGATAGGAGTGTGCAAAAATTACTGGTATTACATTGGGATAATTATTTGCTTTAAACACTGCACGCATTACTACAATAAAAGTTTTACGTGTTTCCTTTTGTGCTTTGCGACTTAATGTTTTAAAGAATGGGTCAGCAAGAATATATTCATCAACAAAATTAATAATGGTTTTCTCTTCTTCCCGATTCATTTTCAGGTTGTAGTCTTCCAAGTTCATCTAATCTTCCAGTCTCAAGATTGTATTGAAGTTGACATGCAACTCCTGTTTCTCCTGAGTATCTATTTTTAAGTAAGCGGACAGTCATTACGTTTGGATTTTCTTCATCTTGTTGATTTCTTTCACAGCCAATAACCATATCGGATAATTGTGCAATGGAAGCACTACCACGTAAGTGTCCTAAAGAAGTTCGTACACCATCTACATGGTCTCGATTACCTTCTAATCTTTTTAAATGAGAAACAATTATTAAAGAGACACCTAACTCTTGAGTAAGTTTTCTCAAGTTAGTCATCATGTTATCTATTATTCTTCTTTCATCACCATCGCCAATACCAGAAACAACAATAGAGATGTGGTCAAGAATGATGTGATTACATCCACATGATTGATTCAGATATTTAATTTTATTTAGTAAGTTGTCTGTATCGGTTGAACCCCAGTGGTCATAGAAATAAACTTTAGAAGATATAAACTCCCATGCTTCTCTAACCTTAGTGGTATCTGCTACTTGTTTAACTTCAGGTTTATGTAAAGGAAGACTCATACGAAGAGAAACTAATCCTGTAATAGACCTTCTGACGTCTTCTTCTAAAGCAATGTAGGCAACTTTCTTATCTTGTTTAATTAAGCCATAAGCTATTTCTCTACATAACTGTGACTTTCCAATACCACTTCCTGCAGTAATCGTAATGATTTCACTAGAACGAATACCATTAGTTTTTTCATTTAATCCTTCATAAGGATACGAAGCAGTGGAATGTGTATCTTCTTGTATAAGTAAATCCCAAGTATCTGAACCTTCAATAATTCCATCAGGTCTATAAATACGAGAGTCATAAACAGTATCTAAGAGTTCTTTACTCTTACCCTGTAAGACCATCTCATTGGCATCTTTAAGTGACAAGGTACAAATCTTAGCTTTGTTCGGTGTAATTAATTCAGCACATTCTACTGCAGCTGTTTTTCCTACATCATCATTATCAAAACAAAAGATGACTTGTTCAAACTTTTCAATCCACTCAATGTTATTTGCTATATGTTTTTTAGCTGACTGAACTCCCATGGGAATAGAGACAACAGGAAATTTATTTTGAAAAACATATTGTGAAACTGTTAGTGTATCAATCTCACCTTCCGTAATAATTAATCGTTGACCCCCGTCTCGAAAGAGTTGTTGACCATACAACATTATATCTTTGCTCTCACCTACCCATTTAAATTCTTTATTTGGTGTTCTTAACTTTTGTGCAGCGAGTTCACCTTTTTTATTATAGTAGTTAGCAATCTGATATTTATCATTACATTGATATTGATACTTACGACAAGTTTCACTTGAGATTTTTCTTTTTACTAAATCTAAGTATTCCCCTTGTTGAAAGTTTTTCATATTTGCATGAGTAATTTTGATGACTGGAGTTTCAGTTTCAGATGCATGTTCATAATGATTGCACCCCGCACCAAAACAATGAGCGTGTCCATCAGAGTAACGAGCTAGAGCATCGCTACTACCACAAGTAGGACAAGGTTCGTGTTGTAAAAAAGTGCTATCAGTCTTCAGTGGTAGACCCATCGGTTTCACTTTCTTGGTAAGGTAATCCGTTGTTCTGTAACCACAACTGCACGTTAAAAGATGGACAAAACTTTGAAGAAACTTCGTTATGACCTATGACTTTTGCCATAGGATATTCGCCCATTAAGTCTTGTACTAAGATGTAAAGTGCAGCCCACTGGTCATCCGTAAAGTTATCTTCTGGTGCATTAATATCGTCTTCTTCAACGCCACCAATCATACAAATACCTACGCTTCGCCAGTTATATTTCTTACAATGAGCGCCTACTTCTTCCATTCTCCTGCCATCTTCAATAACTCCATCACGTTTAATCACGTAGTGATAGCCAATCTTAAGAAAGCCACGAGAGCGGTGCCATCTATCTATTTCTTTTGCATCTGTGTCCATTGACGGTCTAGTAGCCGCACAATGAATGATGATGTAATCAGTTTGTTTTCTTGCCATGTTTATTTTCTTTTATCCAATCATTTGGAATTTTTTCTTTTGCATATTTAAACCCAAACTTTTCACACCATGCTCCATAAGTTGTTTTTGATTTCTTACCGATACGTGTGTTGGGATTAGAAAAGACAAATCGAATATCGTATCTGTCTCCAAATTGCTGTTTGATTAATTTATGTTTCTTTCGGTCAGAGGTAACGAATTGACCTTTCGTCTCAATGATGATTCCGTTTGGTAAAACAAAATCAGGTGTGTAGGTAGAGTGTTCAATAGGTTTGGTATAATGAATTTTTAATTCTTCATACTCATAAGTCACACCAAGTTCATCAAGTTGATTGGCAACTCGTTCCTCTAAACCTGACCGAAATGGATTAGTAGTAGTTCGCTGCATTAGAGGTTTCCTCTTGAATTTCTTCATTCGTTTCCACCTCGTTTGCAACAAAACCTTCTTCTTTTGTAAATCCATATGTTTGAGCGGATGAACCGCCTTCAACTAAATCCAAAATTTGAACTGCTTTTAATCTTAGCGATACACCTGCACCAATTAAGTTGGTGAAGTAAGTCACTGGTTCAAAAGTAATTTTAGCTACTGTGCCACCCCAAATAATTTGATTAGTGGTAAAAGGTTTACCTGAAGCATCAAAAAGTTTTGGAGACTGTTGCCACTTAGAGCCATCTGAACGTGTACCAGAAGCTTTACATTTAAAATTAAAAACAATACCTGTTCTATCGTCAGTAGGTTTCTTTAAAGGTAGCTCAGCTCTCTTTACATTCTTATCGTCTAAAGTTGCAATGAACTTATCTACGATAGATTGGAGTTGGTCTTTTAAATCTTCAGCTTCTTTGCCTTCCAAGTAAAGACCAGTTTTATATACACCTTCCGCTACAAATTTAGTGTCAGGTTTATTTAGTGAAGGGTATTCACAGATACCCCTCGGTGTTGTTATCATTTGTTTCATTTATTTATTTTTCCTTTCCACCTTAGAAGGTGTTTAGTTAATCATAAGGTGGGGTCTAATTGCACTTCTACTAATGACTAAGCGAAAAAGTACTTACTTTTCAGTACTTGATTAATATCCAAGTTACCTTTAGCAGGAAGAGGTTTGACCTTAGCTTGATTTTTAGTAGATAAGCCTGCATAAATATCTTGATAAAATTTATACAAAATATCTTCACTAAACATTTCTACAAAAACCTCACGAAGAGCTAATGCCATTGCTTCTACATCTGTTGCATGCGTGGCGTAACTATCATGTATCATTCCAAAAGAATTAATTCCTTGTTGCTTACATTTATTCACTGTTAGTTTCATTGCTGCTGCATCTAAACTATGAATAAAATTTGGAGAGATACCTGAGGCTTGCCTACGTTTATTTAAATTCTTTTGCTCTTGTGCAATAGATAATTTAATAACGCTATCACCTAGTCGTGTATCAACTCTTCGAGATTTTGCTTCTTTGTATTGTTGGTTTACCCAGAAGCCTGAAGGTGTCTCCCAATTTACAGGAATGTTTTCACTCGCAGCTAAACGACTAATATGTTGTAGCCAGTCCATTGCTTCTCTTGCTTTGACAACTGTTTGATTAATCATATCCCAAACAATTTTTGCTAAGTAGTTTGTTGGATAAAATAAATTATCTTCATCAAAAGGTATAGGCTGACCACTATCTTTTAATTCAGTGAGATAGTCTTCTATGTATTCACGACAAGCAAACATGGTGCCACTGTAAGGCACAACCATTACAGGTCGTTTTGTTAGCTTACGATTAATACCTAGTTCTAACCAAAGTCTTGCTGCTTGCTTCTTACTGATTGGACATCTTCTAGCATGTAAGATTTCTTCACTAGTTTCTTTTTCTAAATACTGCTTCGTTCTTTCTGCAACAATTCCATAAATGTCTTGAGGTTTTTCGCTAGGAACTAAATTAGTAGCTAGTCCGCCTATCTCATCTCTTAATAAAAGAGAGAAAATTTGCAATCCATTACAACTACCATCTAATGAAATAGGAATATGAGTAATATGGTTTTTACCATTATCCATATACCCTGCCCATTCAAATGCTGATGCAAGAAAAGACAAAGGCTTGTCAGCTGCACCCCAGAAATCAATGTGTTCTAAAGGTTCTTTGGCACAAGCGTATATTTTATCTTGATTATCTTTAGTCCATAATTCTCTATCATCTAAAGATAGCTTATCCATACCGTATTGATTGGCTACATGAATGGCTAACCAACGCCCAGATTGTGGGTTTAACCCCATTTTTTTACCCTCAGAGAACTCTAATAAGGCTCTGGAGAACTCAACCCCTTGCGGATTTAAAAACATCGGTACAGGATATGCTCTACCTCTAAAGTCTAATTGATGAGGAAAGTAGATAGTTGGTTCGTCTTGGAACTTTCTAGCTAAAGAAATGATTTTACTAACCTGAACTCTTTTTGATAAGATTCTGTTATTAAATTCGTGGACTTTACTGGCAGCATGCTTCCAACCAGTCCATTGCTCTTTATTATCTTTAATCCAATTATTCATCTCCTGACGATTGTCAGAATTGTAAGGCATTGGGGGTAGCTGTTTATTCTCTGGAGGTGGTAACTTTCCAATCTCCAAACCTCTTTCCCATATAGTTTCTAATACTTGAAATACAGGTTTGTTTATTCTCCAAGCAGTAGATTGTATGGCGTTAACTGCATCATACAGGGGTTTCATTTCATCTGTACGATTAGCCAACTCAGAAACATGGTTTTGATTGTTAGTCTTTAATAAAGTTAATGGTCTCAATAGCTCATTATGATAGCCACCTTTGTAAGGATTAATCCAATCTCTTGGTGGAATAATCGTAGGATAATACTTAGGATTTAAAAGCTCCTCTGTATTATTCTTTTGCTCAATCCATTTAAGTGTATTGGCAGTTGCCTCTACATAAATGGGGGTGTTGTTCTTCGCTATTCTTTTTGTGACTATGCTACAAAGTCCTGTCGTGTTTTGACATAACCTGATGAGATAAGTGCCTAAATGGATTTTATCTATCAGACCCCATGGCTCCCACTTAAGACCTGCTTTGGTCATACAGTGATTCATCACCACTCTTTTATGAGTATATGAGGTACTCTTTTGTAGGTTCTTTTTTAAGGTTTCATATAGAGGTCTAACTTGTTCTTCAAATGACCTAATTCTAACCTCATCTTCAATAGTCGAACCAACTCTATTGGCTGCCTTTTGTAGAGACTGCGATAAGGTAATGGAATCTAAGACACATTTTAAAGTTAGATAAGCAACAACATCATAAGTCTCTTTGTTTAAATCTTTGGCTTGTAAAATATATTTGTGAGCGGTGATACCCCTACCCACTTTCTTATTCTCCATTTCCTGCTGTATGGCTTTTGACAGGGGTTCAATATGGGATTTTAGAAGATAGCGACCATACT